CCTTGAACGGCACGGCGGCGTCTGTCTTCCAACTCTTGCATCTGCCAGTCTTGCGCAAACGGCGCGCGTTGCTCGGGGGCTGTGTCCAGCAAATAATCGCGCTGGTGTTGTGCCTTCCAATCATCTGGGTGCTTAGTCACCACTGTTTCTGGCAGACCAGACATGCGGGCCTCGTCGCGCCATGCGTTCATCTCCGCCGTTGCGGGGCCACGGCCCTGCACAGGGCGTTGGGCAATCGGGTTCATGCCAGTGTAGTTGTGGCGCATTGGGTTGATCATTGCGTTGATCGCGTTCACAATGTCTTCTTGGTCTGGGTCAATGCCGCGGGCTCTGAAGTCCGCAACCACTTTATCCACCAAGGCACCGTGCTTGCCCAACATCATCTCGTCTGTCAGTTTGTCCATTCCGGGCGCTTCCATTTGCGCCGCGCGTGTGGCAAACGGCTCACTTGCGCTGGTCATCTGTGGAATGTCACCCTCGGTCATACGAATGGCATCAAGACCACCCATTGCGTCGTCTGATAGTTGCATCGCCTCTTCACCCAACTGCTGGCGCGTTGCCAACTCTTCTGTTGATGGTGTGAATGACTTGTTCCATGTGCGGTTGCCTGTCCGGCCTGTGTTGGCCATTGACATAAACTCGTCTTCAGGGAACGCGTTTAGAAACTGGCCCTTTGGATAAGCACGCGCCTTGATGTTTGCGGGTGACATGCCAAACTGGCTTGGTAAATCTTGGTAAGGACCAACTGACTCGCGTGTTGCCACGCCTTTTGCACGCTCTGGTGTGATTACTTGGCCTGTGGGGCTTGTTGCTGTTGGATAAGGACGGCCTGATGCGTCAACAAGCTGGTTTGAGAACGGTGTTTGCTGTTGTGTGCGCGCCATTGTCTGCGGCGCGTTGCCTGTTGGCTGAGAAAGCGAGCGGATGTGGTCTTCCAACTGCTTTACTTCTTCTGGCGACGGGGGTTTGCCCACGGCCTTTGTGTATTTGCGGATTGCGTCTTGAATTCGGTTTGCAAATTGACCAATAACACCACCCCTGTCGTAGTGGGGGATGCCTGCTTGTTCGTACATCATTTGTGTCGGTGTTTTAATTGGGTTAAGCATCGTAATCTCGGGTTTTCAAAATTTTGTTGTAGTTTTCAAGGTCTCCGCCCCTGACAATGTCTTTCAACATGTCTCTATACCCTGCTCTAACTGGGCCCCACACTGAAAATGACTCGCCACGTGCTCGAATATAACGACACATCCTGCAACCACACTGCCTAATCTCTTTTGCGTGCGATGAACTGTGCATTCAGGGGGCCTCCTATAACCAATCACCCATAAAAGTGGGTGTTTGTGCCCGAAAATCACGCGGCGTAGGGGTTATTCACCCTGTTTCGCGCAATGTCGTCCGCATGTGCGTAGTCTCTTGACGGCAAAGGGTCCAACTGGAGCCAACCTGAGTCGCGCAGAACGCGCAAAGCCTGAGATAAGGCGTCAACATAGTCGTCGTGGCCCTTTGCTTCCGGAAAAGAGCACACTTGGCGGATAAAACGCTTGGCCCAAGGGGCTACCTCGCCCGGGGTTGCGGGGTCCTCTGGCACGTACACCCGACCTTTTGCGATCAGAGGTGCCACAATGTTCATCCTCTGCACTTTATCCGCTCGTCCGGGGTTGTATGACCTCACCGGCAGGTGCGCGGCCTGCAGTTCTTGAATGAGGGAGATACCCGCTGACTTATCTTCCATCAAAATCAGGTCAGTTTTCTTGCCCTTGGCAAAGGTGTTGTCCGCGCCGTACACAACCTCCTTGTAGTCCTCAATAACTTTGCGGCGCAACTCGGGGTAAGACAGGTGGTTGTCCCACGCGTCCAACAAAATGCAACTTGTTGCAAAGTCATCCTGCTCGAACACACCGAGCGCAATACACGCGGTCGGGTCGTTGTGTGTTTTCTCACTTGTTGCAGGGTCGTATGAGACCAGCACGTACTCCAGCACGGGTGTTGGCTTGTTTGCCGGCCAGTTTCTAAACCACTTGCGCTTGACAATACCCGCATTCTCTGGGTCCAAGATTTCGCCGTAGATCTCTTGACGTCCTAGGTCTGTGCCTTCATATGCTTCTAGTTGCTTGAAAAACGTACTTGAGAGGTTCGACCTGTTGTCATAACTCGATGCGCGCGACACGTACACGTCGCCGCCCACCTTGCCTTCGTTCAGGTCTGTGATTAGTTCCAGTGGTTTGGGCGTGGTGGTGATAATCGACTGAACCCGTTTGATGCGCGGGTCTGTCAGTCGCAACGTGAACTGAATCTGGTCGTACGCGTCGTCAATGTACTCGAACGCACACAACTCGTCTGCCCACATGCCGTGCCACTGTGTACCCCGGAAGCGCTCTGGCTCAGAGGCAGGGATGCCGCGGATCATGCTCCCGTTCTTGAGTGTAAGTTCAAACAGCGACTTGTTGTAGTCCTTGACCAGTGACGGGGGTATGATGTTGAGGAGCCCCGAGTCTCCCTCAAAACACGTTGCCCGAATGTCGTTTGATGTTGGCGCTGTCACCAACCAGCGGGTCTTGTCGTAGATCGCCGCCCTGAGGCCTAACCAGTTGGACGCCGTGTGGGTCTTGCCGGAACCTCGGCCGGCTAAGAGCAAGAAGGTGTCATACTCCCCGTCCTCCGGCTCTTGTTGGTGCGGTAGTGCCGTTAGCTCCCACCTCACCCGCCACAGTGCAAGGTCCAGTTGCTCCTTGGGCCATCCCTTGTTTTGGTCTGCAAACGCCTTGAGTAGCTTTTGCTGTGTGTCGTTCATAGGCATACTGTCAGGTACCCCTCGCTCACTAGGAATGTGTTGTTTGGGTCTTTGGTCTTGATGTGCATGCAGGGCCTAATGTCCACTTTGGTAACATGGGTAATCCTGCGCATCTCTTCGTAATGAGGGCGACGTACCGGCATCTGGTCCTCGACCAGTTTTAAATTGGTCCTGAACACCATGTGGTAATTTTGCTTGAGTTCTGCTATCTCTGTCCTAATTCCTAAGGACTCTGTCAGGTTGTGGATTGACCTGAACAACCGCAGGTCCTTGATGTTGAACCTGAACTTGGCTGAGATGCGGCTGTGGCACTTTGGCCGTGAGGCACATACTCCCCGGAGTATAGCCAAACGTTGCTCAAAGGATGAGAACAAATACTCTTCTGGAATGTGGTCTGGTATCTTGCCGTAACTCTCGATCAGCTTGGACGTGACCTGTGTGCGCCTGTCCCTGTTTTTGTCCCCAATCCATACCCCCATGTCGTAGGGGTGGAGAGGTAGTGGCTTGGCTGTGGGCTTGATCGGGTAGCACGTTGGCATCCTACACCAACCCGTCTCTATGGTGGCTAGGTTCTGTGGCGCGTAGATGGGGAGGATGTACTCTTCTCGGGTAGGGACCTTGCGCCCCCACTTGGACAGTGTCAGGAACGCCTTGCTGTCGTACACCGGAATGCCGGTACGGCTATCCACCACCAATGTCAAACCGTCCTTGGTCCAGATCTTATGACACACCACCGGCGTGTACTCTTGGACAGAAACAACTTTGACAGGCAGGCCCGTGTAATCAAAAACCTCATCCCCCGGTTTGATGAACCGCGCTAACTGCCATCCGGCAGTGGTGGGAATGGGGGTACGTGCGTCGATTCCCATGTCTAACCCTAATTACCCATTTGATTGGTTGATTGTGCCCCAGTTTAGGGTGGGGGTATATGACCCAAAAATCGGTGTTTTGTTCAGGGTGTCGGGCTGTTCAGTGTTTATTTATTATTTTTAAAAAAAAAAAAAAAAAAAAAAAAAAATAAAATATAGAGATATGACCCCGACACCCTGAACACCCTGAACAAGATGAGTACTTAGGTATACATTTTTGAAAATGAGTACTGAGCGGCGTCACAAATAACCACACTGACAACAGGGTCTATATACTCCCGGGGGTATATTTGTATACTTATACGTTAACAAATTAGGTGTTTTGTATACTTATACGTAAAAAAAAATAGAAATTGCAAAAACTTGCTGTCTGTAGGGGCCCCCCGCCCCGGTTACCCGATGGGACCCTAATTGGGGTGTCGCTAAAAAACAACGCCCCCTCATACCCTATGGGGTATCGCGCATACCCTACTGGGTATAGTACCCGCTCGGCCGCATACCCTACTGGGTATAGTAGGCACCGAGGCGCATACCCTACTGGGTATAGTATCACTCAGCGGCATACCCTACCCAGTACAGTATGCAGGCCAAGCTGGCATGGATCTTGCATGGCTAGCAAGTATCGTGCCAACGTGGCATGGCACGCATTGTGCTATTAGCAAGAAGCATGCCAAGGCACACTGGCACGTATGTTGCTAATAGCAAGAAGCATGCCAACTAAGCAAAGTGCATGAAATTTTAATGAGAATGATTCGCATTTAGGCCAAGCCGGCCAATCATCATACCATAGCACCAATGCGCACGCGAGGGCTATCTGCCTGTCTAGCGTCATTGCACTAATATATAAGGTCACGCGATTCCCCTAGAAGATCGTCTAATGCTGATACTAATTCACCCCCAAATGACCATAGTAGTGTAAGTAAACCAAACCCCAAAGGAGCAAACCATGCAAACAGCATACATTCACTTTATCAAGTATTCATTAGCCAAGCAATGCACCATTTCAGTGTTCGATGGTGAAGAGTGGCAGGTCAAACGATCCACAGGCCTCAAGGCCATCATGGACGCTGTCAAATCAGTAGAAGAGGCCGACCTGCGCGTGCGTGACAGCGACGACAACGTGGTCGGTTGGGCCAAGGTCAGCGCATACGGCCTTGAACCCGAAGAGACGATGATGGACTGGTCAGTGAACCCGTTCATGGACGCATGGGACGCGGCCTATCAGGCAGACACCGAAAGCAATTGATGCGTGATGGCCTGTGGATCAGGCCATTGCAGATCAATTCACCCCCAATTGACCATAGTATTATCACCAACCAAAAGGAGCATTCCATGACACTTACCACTCTCTTCAAAGTAACTTACAAACCCGCAACAAACACACGCGCGGCCAAAATGTTGGTCCAACGTATGGACCTAAACGACAAGGCCGAGGCCATGCCGCTGGACTACAGCGCAAAAAGCATGGCCCGCGCGGCCATCGTGGCATACGCTAAAAAGCGCGGCCCACAATGGTGGTTGCCCACCGACGAGGACGACCTGCAGTATGTAGGTGACGAGAAAAACAGCAACGTCCAGTACTACATCACAAGCAAATAATGCGTGATGGCCTGCATGCAGGCCATTGCAGATTATTTTCAACAACAGGAGAAACCACCATGAAAAAACCCACCGGCTTTGTAATTTATCGCGGACCCTCGTTATTGGACGGCACACCAATTGTGGCCATTGCCCTGCTTGGGTCCAGTAATCGCAAGACAGGCAATATGGTGCAGACCTATATCCTGCGCGACGACATGCGCCCTACACTGGCCGTCCAAACTGGCGCAGACAGCGCGATCTGTGGCAATTGCAAACACCGGCCCTTTTTAGGTGGTGCGTGCTACGTGGTCGTGGCCCAAGGTCCTACTGTTGTCTTTAAGACAATGCAGGCCGGTAAGTACCCCGACGCCACACCGACCGACGTCGGCACCATGGTGGCCGGACGCATGGTGCGTCTAGGCACGTATGGGGACCCTGCCGCTGTGCCGGCCAACGTATGGCAGGCCCTGACAGCACAGGCCGTCGGCCGTACAGGGTACACACACCAATGGGCAAACGAGGCCCTGCCAATGGACCATCGCGCAGACATTGCACAATTGACCATGGCTAGTGTAGACACAGTAGAAGAAGCCCAACAGGCACGCGCCAGTGGCCTGCGTTACTTTCGCATTCGCTTGGCCACCGAGGCCCTGCAGGAGCGCGAATTCGTGTGCCCTGCCAGTGAAGAGGCCGGTAAGCGCAAACTGTGTGACACGTGTGGCGCGTGCAACGGCACGACCAAATCCACCGGCGCAAGCCCTGTGATCATTGTGCATGGCAACAAGGCACGACGTTTCACAGAACAGCGCGCGACAGCATAATTGATGCGTGATGGCCTGCGTGCAGGCCATTGCAGATCAATTCACCCCCAATTGACCATAGTAGTATCAACAGGAGAAAACACCATGGAAAAACTATACGCATTTCAACGTCGCATGCATTCAATGTGCCACTATTACCCGCGTGAATACGGCGTGGCCATTAACTGGAACGCGCAGACCCGCAAGTGGGAAACGCTGACAATCAAAATGGACAGCAATCACAAGGCAGAATTAGAGGCCTTGTTGCAAGGCACCGACGGCCACATTACCCGTATCGACGGATTTTTCACCAACTAAGGAGCAGACCATGATCAAGTTCAAAAAGACAGTGCCGGACGGCCGGCACGTGACAGAGGCGCGTGATTGCACAGTGCGCGCATTGGCCCATGTGGCCGACATGCCATACAGTGAAGCGCACGCGCTCATGGCCTCATTCGGCCGCAAAAACCGACGTGGCGTGCCACGTGGTGACGTGGTCAGGGCTTACGCAAGCAAGGGCCTGACATACATCAAGCGCAACGACAGGCCCACACTGGCGCAGTTCATGCGCGAGGACGGCGCCAAGCATGAGCGCCTAGTGATCAACAAAACCGGCCACGTGTTTGCCCTGATCAACGGCACACAGTTGGACATGGCCAAATGCGGACCACGCACGCGAGTGCAGGGTTATTACGTGCCGGCAAAATGATGCGTGATGGCCTGCGTGCAGGCCATTGCAGATCAATTCACCCCCAAATGACCATATCAATATCAACAGGAGCAAACCATGCAATTAGAGTACACACAGGACTGGCAAACGCAGGCCCGAGGCACCAACGACCAAGAGTATCAAATCTACTTGGCCTGTGCTGACGACGGCAAAGGTGGCGACATTACACGCGAGGGCGCGCCCCTCAAAACCTACGAAGAGTGGGTGGCGTCGTGAAAAACGCAGACGCGATCAGGGCATACGTGCTCGACCAGTACATCGAAACAGGCCGACGCATTTTTGTGTCTGACCTGATGGACCGATTCAACACCAGTGCAGTTGGCATTCGCAACGCATTGGGATACGACGATTTTGTCTTCGAGCACGACGACAAATGGAGTGGCAGTAATTACGCAGGCAAATACATACAGGCCGCATGCGTCGAGCCCAACAAGGCAGGCCTGATCAAATTCATCAAACAACTAAGGAGCACGACATGACAGTCCGCGCACGATTCAACAAGCAAAACCTACTCAACCAACTACAGACCGAGATAACCCGCATGGAGGACATGTGGGGTTTTGTGTCTGACAACGGCACAAACCAAATCGAAGACAAAACAGATTTTGACAGGGCCGTCGCATATGGTGAATACGTCGCGATCACTGACATTTTCGATTCAATCAGACAAGGCAATTTTTTCATCTAAGGAGCACAGCATGGCCTACACCAAACTGACACGCACACAGCACATGGTCGCAATGGATTTTGTGGCCACAGCGCGCACCAACGGGATCAGCAACATATCCATGGTCCTGCCAACAGGCCATGAGTTGATCAGGACAAACAAGGTCGCGCAGATCCGCAAGGCCACCGACGCGATCGCACAGGGATGGGACGAGTTGGGAAACCGAGTGCGTCTCACACCGGACCTGCGGGTCCTGCAGGACTAATTCACCCCCAATTGACCATAGTAGTATCAACAGGAGAAAACACAATGAAGACAATCACAATCACACAAAAACAATGGTCCAACCTTAACGTTGGCCTGCTGTATGAAATGGCCAAGTTCTTGGCAGAAGAGCACAGCGAGGACCTGACACGCGAAGAGCGCACAGACACCATCAACATGCTCAACGACGCAATACACGAGTACAACAAGATCAAAGAGGCATTCAAAGCATGAAATACCTTAGAGAGTTTATCGAGGCCCTGATACTGGCCGCGCTGATAGGTGGCCCGTTGTTTTATTATTTTCTTTACGTAATGAAACCATGAACAACTGGCCATTCCCCCCATTCCCAAACCCACTGGACAAGGGCGCCAACGTGCCCAAGTTTAACCCTGACAACCACGAGGACGCACCATTATGAAAACAGCACGCCCATACACCGACGACGTCGGAGGTTTTATCTACTATAAAAAGATGGCCGAGCAGGCCGCGAAGGCCGCACACAGTGCCGCACATGGTGTCTGTGTCACTGTGGATTATTTCAATGGTGACTACAAATTCGTAATATGGACACTGGCCCCCAAGGCCACCAACGGCATTACCAAACACGAGTTGTTCGCAGAGGTCACAGACCAAGATCGATTAAACGCACATGTAATCGGGTTCACACAAAACATTGAGGAGTTGACAAAATGAGAAAATTTCCACTGTACATCATTGACAGAGCAGGCCAGTTCACCACGCAGGAATTCCCGTCGTACGAGGAGCAGTGCGCGGCCGCGGACAAGTGGGAGGCCGGTGGCCATGAGACCTACTTCAATTACCTTAACGCAGTAATGCGTTACGACGCATTCAAACGATTCAACCAAGCACAAGGGGCAAAATAATGAACGATTTCCAAAACGCATACGAGACGGCCAAAATGCAAAAGTGGCACAGGGTCACAAAGACCATGGAAGAGGCGCAGGCACAACACGAGGCCGGCAAACACGTGGTCATGGTGGAGGCCCTAGCATACTGCCCCTACACCGACGCGGCCATGGGCACCATGCCACACATCATGGAGGCATTCGACACGCAGGAAGAAGCGCAGGCGTACATCAATAAGAATTTTGAAGAGTTCGGGGCCTGTGAGGCCGTCGACATGTTCATATACCCAAGGCCGGTGATCGAGCGCAAGGCGCGCTACATTCCCGAAGACTTTGACGACCTGCCTTTTTAATTCACCCCCAATTGACCATAGTAGTACAACCAACCAAACAGGAGAAAACCATGGATAAGACATACTGGACAGGCCAAGGCCGTTACCAAGCGCAGGCCGACGCGTTAGAAAAGCTTCTGCCAATTTTTGGCGTGGTGGAAGACGCCAAGGGTGCCAACAAGCACCTAGAGACGTTCAGGCGCGCAGTTAACTGCTACTACGACGTGTACAACAACGGCCTGTGCAACAGGGCACGTGAGTTCAGCACGCTGTTTAAAATTGCAGGCGTGGCCAAAGAGATCAATTCGCGTCGTGGCAACGGCACGCTGTCCTTGGCCACGCAGGAGCGTATCGAGGACAAGATGGGCCTGTTCATACTGGCCGCGTTTCAGGAACAGTTTGTAGAGGAGACAACAGAATGATCACAGTAGACAAGTACAACGTGCGCATTGTGCGCAAGGGTGACACGTACGGCCGCGAGTTCTGCCTGACGTACGACAAGGACGAGCCAATGGTCGAGTTCTACGATGGCCGGCACCCACACACCGAGTTCGGCCAGTTTGTGTCGCGTTACAACGTGGCCACGATACTGGGCACCGACGGGTGGGGCCGCGGTGAAGGCGGCCTGATCTTGGACGGCGGCAACATCAACGAGTGGACAGTCCAAGAAAAAGACATGGACACAGTGCGCGAGTACCTGCGGACCGAGACCGGCATCAAACCCATGGTGTGGTTTGGCATGATGACACATGGCCAGTTCGGTGTGACAGAGCACGACATTGAGCCCATGGTGATCATTCATTCGATCGACGAGAAGGCCAACATGGACCCCGACGAGATCGAGAACTACATGGCCCTACACCATTACGACAGTTATTTAATCCCATCACAGTTTGTCGGATACGTTACATATTCATCAGACTACATTAGGAACATGCCCTAATTCACCCCCAATTGACCATTACAGTACAAAGGAGCAAACCATGAAAAAGTTACAGAAATTTATCAAAGCAGAAAACGACTGGCGTAAGATTTTCGGCAACCGCGAGTTGTCAATTGACACCCCCGAGGGTAGACAGCAGGTGGCAGAGTTGATCGACATTCAACTAAGCCCCGAGAACCTGTACTGTGATGGCGAGATCAGCCACACAGAGGCGCAGATGAAGTACCGCATGTTATCAGGTGCGGCAAAAGACCTGATGAAGATTGACCCCAACGTAGTTATTTATGAAATTTAAGGAGAAAACCATGGACAGCAAAGAACTAGCATCTATCGTGGCTGAATCAAACGGCCGTTTTGTCAGCGTGACATTCATCAAGAAAGACGGCACCGAGCGTACAATGCTCTGCCGTTTAGGCGTCACAAAGTACCTGAAGGGTGGCACGTCCAAGTTGGACGCGGACAAGTACCTGACAGTGTTTGACGTTAAGAAGGAAGAGTATCGCGCCATCAATCGCGACACAATTCTGTCGGTAAAACTGGCAGGCAACACATACACACAGGAGGCCACATGATCGAGTACAAGATCGACCGAGCCTGTGACGGGCAGGACGTGTTCTTCGACGGCAAGAAGGTGGGGTGGCTGTCGTTCGGTGACCTGCGTAGTCTGTACGAAGACAGGCGCCCTGTGACCATGTTGATCATGGACAAGGGCACCAAGCACCACGACAGCATGGCCGCGGCCAAAGAGTACATCGAGGCAGTTTACAAACAACAGGAGACAGCATGAACGCAGAACAAAAAGCATTTTCCAACGCGTACCTGTACAGCATTGTGAACGTCACAATGTCGGACTTTGCAGAATTTTTTGAGCAACACCCAGTCAAGCCCGCGGACCGGTGTGTGCTCATGCCGGCATACAAATGGGACGCCATCGAGGACGCGTGGGTCGTGTGGTGCGCGGCCGTTAAATTCACAAAGGAGCAAGCATGATCATCAAATTATCTGACCTAGAAGAACACCTAGCGTTTTTAATTGCCGAAGAAAATCTTTGTTTCGACGAGGGTGATTGGGACCGACTGGACAGAATACGACTGGCAATTGACGATACATGTGACCAAATTAAAAAAGAGGAGAAATCAAAATGAACAAATTAAAAGCAGGCCAACCGGCCACCAACCTTGTGGAGGTGGTGATCGGTGAGGCCAACGGGTGGGTCAACGTGACCATGTACATGGGCATGCTTCGCGTGGAGGTGTACGACCGAGAGGGTGACGTGCTCAGTGCGTTTAAAAAGGACTGGCCGGACGAGACGAAAAAGTTCAAGGTCCGCGCGTCGTACAGTGCTATGTGCGAGACCGAGATCGAGGCACGCAACATCGACGAGGCATACGAGTTGGCCAAAAAATTGGATGGTGGTGTGTTCGACACACACTGCGATCCTGACGACTGGCACATTGAAGACGTAACAGAGGTAACAAAATGAACACAAAGCTTTTAAAACACGTGCGCGCGCTGTTTGTGCACGACATGGTGCCAACGAGCACAGCAAGGCACAACATGCGCCAGTGGGTCCGCTCGGTGCGCCTGTTGGGTGACAAACATTTACTGGCCATCAAGGTGCCAAAAAAGGAGACAGCATGAGATCGTTAGAAGACTACGATATTAAAGACGTGGCCGAGTACCTGAGGGACTGGGGCTACGTGGTGACAGCACCGGCAGACGCGGGTGATGGACTGTGGGTCAGCCAAGAGCAGTTGGCAGACATTGAGCATTTACTGGTGTGTGGCCAAAAAGAGGCCGCACAAAACGACCTTTTTAACCTACTAGGGAAAACCCTTAACCGGAGCGTGGCATGATTAAACCAATTACCCGATTCACACTGGAAGACCAAATCATGGAGTGTTGGGGCGTGGTGGACGACATAGACATGGTCTACAGCAACGAGGCCCTGTACCAAGACGAGGACCGCATGATGAACGTCCTACTAGGCATGCAGGAATTGTACCGACTGCGCTTTGAGCGCCTGTTCCAAACGTTTGAGCATTTAGTGCATGAAGGGAAGATCACATGATCAACATACACGTGGCGTATAACGCTGTGGCAGAGCAGTGGGTGGTTTGGTCAGGGTCAGGCCGCCAGTACTTCGGAAAATCGCGCCTAGAGGCCATAGAGGCCTTTACGTCTCGTTTGCCACCCGACACACCGGTCAGGGTGGTGTACTGATGGCACTGGCAGGCCTTTTTGGGGTACTGGCACTGTGGGCGGCCAAACAACCGAGGTGGGCGGTGGTTTTACTGGCCGTAATTTGCTATTTTGACTAAATTGAATACTTTAGCATTCATCTTGTTCAGGGTGTTCAGGTTGTCGGGGTAACTTTACTATTTTTGATTTTTTTTTTTTTTTTTTTTTTTTTTTAATAAAATAAAAAAAAAACCCCGACACCCCGAACACCCTGAACAAAACTAAACTAAAGTACTCATTTTTAAACTGGAGCAAACCATGGCACGACAGGACATAAAAAAGACCGGATGGCCAGTAGGGCTATTGCAGGATGATGACAATAGACTAAGCAAATGGTTTGCAAGCAGACCGGATGCTAGGCACGTGGTAAGACGCAACATAAAGGAACACAATGAAAAGATGGACCAACTTAGACAAGGCGATCATAGGGACAACCATGACGTACCAAGAGGGTGAGCGGGTGGCTGTGTTTGTGTACAGTGGCAAGGAAATCATAAGCATACTTATGGATCGGGACGGCATGGAGTGGGACGAGGCCATGGATTTCATTGACTTCAACATAGACAACGCGTATATTGGCAAGGACACCCCACTGCTAGTGTGGCCAATAATCGACGAGGAGTACGACCTATGAACCAAGATGACTTCAACGAGGCAGAGCGCAGGTCCAAGTTGCGCATGCAGGTGATCTACGAGGGCGCCAAAAAGCCCAAGCGCGAATGGGTTGGCCTGACAGACGACGAGGTTCAAACTATTTGGAAAGATGTAATGAGATGGGGAGACCCATCGCACGATGACGAAGATTTGGTTAGAGCCATTGAAGCCAAGTTAAAGGAGAAGAACACATGAAGCTATACGACGTACCAAGACACAGCACAGTCATTTTGGAAGACGGCCAAGAGATTTACTTTTACCGGATCGACGGCATGTATTCATACTGCAAAAACAAAGAGGGTGACGTGGTGCACCTACCCGCGTGGACCGACGTAACAATCAAGGAGCCCGAGCATGAACCTAGATGACATTAAACAGATGTTGCAAATTGTCAACGTGGACCCGCGCACAGTGGAGTTGGTCGAGTTCGCGTACCACCAAGGGGCCAAACACCCCGACCCCCAACAGCCTAAGTGCAACCCACATTCAAAGGCACCACACGGGTTTATGAGAGAGGCAAGCCACCAAGCGGCCCGTTACGTGTGCGAGTGTGAGATGTGGGACCCGTACGAGGCCGGCAGGGAGGAAGGGGTGCAGGCCATGTTGAACTACAACAGACCCGCACCCTACGTTCAACTGACAGCCGCAGAGATCGTGGACTGTGCCAAGGTGGTGTACCAGTGCGACCCCAACGACGTGAGTGAGAACGACATTAAGTTTGCGCGCCACATTGAGCGCCTAACACTGGAACGATAATGAGACGACAGCTACTGACAGCCGAACAAGAAATAGAACTACACCACCGGATCGCGCAGGGTGACGAGGAGGCCCACGAGGCCTTGGTGGAGGCCAACATGGGCTTGGTGGTGTACATCGTGCAGAAGTTGCCGCAGTGGGACCTGAACGGGAGCATGACACGCGACGACCTACTGCAGGAGGGCTACATAGCCCTGATGAAGGCCGCACACAGGTGGAAACCGCAGGGAAGGTTTGCAAGCTACGCGCGCACACTGATCAAGAGCCAAGTTCTCAGGGCAGTAGAGAACAAGGCCCTACTTATCCACGTGCCGGTGGCGGTGCAGGAGGACCTGCGCAAAATCAAACGGGTAGAGACCGAGTTGGCCCAAGTGCTCAACAGGGACCCGACTACCAAAGAGGTGGCCAAGTTAACGGGCCTGACAGAGCAACGTGTGCGTGACAGACTGGTGGTGAGTCAGAGACAACCGGTGTCACTGGACGCGTACAAGAAAGACCAAGTAACGGAAGAAGACTATGATTGACAGAATGATTCAACTGGTGGGGGCCTACAAGCGGTCGTACGAACTGGAGCGGGCACGTGCCGACCGGTTGGTGGACGACGCCATGTTGGGCCGGCACCTGCGGCCCCTGTTCACCCGACAGGCAGACAGGTGGACCATCAACACGACCCTAACAGGAGCGTCGTTAGACGACGCAATATGGAACCCCGACGCGCATGATCAACTAGACAGCCTCGCGGCTGAGATGGAGCAAAGACATGAAAGCAATTAAAACCCTGATCTTGATTGGGTGCGCCCTATTTGAAGTGAGTGCTCACTCTCAACAGTTGACTATCATGCAACTTCAGGCCGCGCTGAAGGAGCAGTACACACCGGAGGCGGTGAGGGCAACTGGCTACATCATGGGCGCGTACGACGCCATGAGTGGCATCGTGCACTGCCCCAGTGGCATGACACCCACAACGGCGCAGTTGGTGGCGCAGGTCCGCAAGGGACTGGCGCAGTACCACGGGCCCAACAGGGGAGCCGACCACCTACTGGCGGCAGTGTTCGCAGAACGCGCACCATGCGCCAAGAGGGGACTGACATGACACAAAATGAAGCCATTAAGTTGGCGATCAAAGCCAATTTGATAATGTTTGACTACGACCACCCGTCATTAGGAG